TTCAAACTATGTTCCTTTTGGCAACTTCAATGATGTATTACAAATTATAAAATCAGGCATTTTCTTTCCTGTTTTTGTTACTGGTCAATCTGGTAACGGTAAAACAATGTCTATCGAACAGGCGTGTGCTAAACTCAAACGAAAATTTGTGTTAGTATCCATGACACCTGAAACCGATGAGGCAGACCTACTTGGTAACTATGTTCTTATCAATGGTCAAATGGAATGGAGAGATGGTCCTGTCACAACGGCTGCTCGTGAAGGTGCAGTGTTGTGTATTGACGAGATCGATTACGGCGCTCAGAACCTAAGTTGTCTTCAACGAGTGTTAGAAGGTAAACCATTTTTGCTGAAGAAAAAAGGCGAATTGGTTACACCCACTCCGGGTTTCACTATCTTTGCTACCGCTAACACCAAAGGCAAAGGTTCTGAGGATGGCCGTTATATATTTACCAATGTGCTTAACGAAGCATTTTTGGAAAGATTTAGAAATACCTATGAACAAGATTGGCCACCTGCTAATGTTGAAAAGAAAATTATCAACGGTGAGTTGGAAAAAGCAGGCGTGAATGATGCTGATTTTGCTGACAAACTTGTAACATGGGCTGATGCGATTAGAAAAACTTTTGAAGTTGATGGTTGTGATGAAGTAGTTTCAACCAGAAGACTGGTTCATATCGTTGAAACCTATGGTATCTTTGGTGATAAAATGAAAGCGATTGCTTATTGCTTAAATAGATTCGATGATGAAACTAAAGTATCATTCATTGACCTTTACACCAAAGTTGATAGTGGTGCTAATTTAGAGGACATTATGAACGCTTCAGGTGAATCAAAAGCAGAAGATTTGGAAGAACTTGAAGATGATGAGGATACCGATAGTAACGGATACCATGACCAAAATCAGGCAGACATTTGATTGTTTGCCTCATTTTGATTGATAATTAAGTATAATATAACAATCTGGTGAAGGTCGCACACCAGAATTGTTTTTGTTTTGCGACCATTATATTATGGAGAAATATTCAATGACTAAAGTATCAAGTGCAGCTAAGTATAAAATTCTAGGTTATCTTTCAAAGACATCTGGTTACAATACTCTAACAGTTGCTAAAGCTCAGTCAATGTTTGGTATTAAAAATGTTGCAGCTCGAATCGATGAACTTCGCAAAGAAGGTCATGCTATTTACACAAATTCTAAAAATGTAAATGGTGAAAAGGTTACATTCTATCGTTTGGGCACACCATCACGCAAAGTCGTTGCTGCTGGTGTTGAATACCTTCGCCAACAAGGTGAAAAAGCATTTGCCTAATTTAAATGCTTAATCCAAAAGGGAGTGATATATATAATTATACCACTCCTTTTTTTTAATATTATGGATATATTATGGAAATCAAAATCAATATTGACGAACTGAAAAAACATAAATTGTTTATTGCTACGCCAATGTATGGCGGCCAATGTTATGGTCTTTATACAAAAGCAGCCTTAGACACACAAACAACACTTTCAAAATATGGAATAGAATGTAAATTTTCTTTTCTATTTAACGAATCATTAATTACTCGTGCTAGAAATTATCTAGTTGATGAATTTTTAAGGTCGGGTTATACTCATATGATGTTTATCGATTCTGATATTCATTTTAATCCACAAGATATTATTGCTTTATTAGCATTAGATAAAGATGTAATTGGTGGACCTTATCCTAAAAAATCTATCAATTGGAAAAATATTGCAGAGGCAGCTAGAAAACATCCAGATATGCCCGTTACAGATTTACCATCATTAGTTGGTGAATATGTTTTCAATGTGGTAAAAGGAACTAAATCATTCCAAGTTACCGAACCAATCGAAGTATTAGAAATTGGAACAGGCCATATGTTGATTAAACGCCAAGTATTTGAAAAAATGGCAGAAGCTTATCCAAACATTCAATACAAACCCGACCATGTTGGTCAGGCGAACTTTGATGGGTCAAGATACATTCATGCTTACTTTGATACTATTATTGACACCAAAGATAGTCCTACAGGCGGAGGTTCAGACCGATATCTATCAGAAGATTATATGTTCTGCCAAATGTGGCGTAAGATAGGTGGTCAAATCTATATGTGTCCTTGGATGAAGAATCAACATATTGGAACTTATGCGTTTGCTGGTGATATGCCTGCTGTAGCAAAATATACAGGAAAATTATAATGTTAGTTGGTCTTGTTGGATTTATTGGATCTGGCAAAGGAACTGTTGGTGATATTCTTGTTGAAAAAGGTTATCAAAAAGATAGTTTCGCTAGACCATTAAAAGATGCCTGCTCAGTCATATTTGGCTGGGATAGAAAATTACTTGAAGGTGAAACAAAAGAATCCAGAGAATGGCGAGAACAACCTGATGAATTTTGGTCAGATGCTTTTGGTCATCCTTTTACTCCTAGAACCGCTTTACAAATATTAGGCACTGAAGGTTGCCGTAATAATATTAATAAAGATATATGGGTTCATTCATTATTGAAACGAGCATCAACCAAAAATACAGTCGTATCAGATGTTCGCTTTCGAAATGAAATTAAAATGATTCATGACCATGGTGGTAAAATTGTCCGAGTTAAACGAGGACCTGAACCAGAATGGTTTGATGATGCAATTAGATACAATCGAGGTCCTAGAAAAAACTTTGGTTGGGCTAATGCAAAATATAAATTGCAAGATTTAAATATTCATTCTTCTGAAATTGATTGGGTTGGATGTCCTATTGACTACACAATAGAAAATAATGGGACATTAGAAGACTTAGGCAATAAAGTAGATGACCTATTGCAATTTATTAAAAACAGTGTATAATTATATTATTATTATAAAGGTGAAACTATATTATGAAACTCTCGAATGAAACTATTTCTATATTAAAAAACTTTGGTGCTATTAATCAAGGTATTTTTTTCAAAAAAGGAAAAACACTTAAAACCGTTTCTTCTCATAAAAATATTTTAGTGCAAGCTAATATTAATGAAGAAGTTCCTGCTGACTTTGGTGTTTATGACTTAAACAATTTCTTATCAGTTATCTCATTAAGTTCAGATCCAACTTTTGAGTTTGAAGATAAGAATGTGGTTATTGTTGGTAACAAAGGTCGTTCAAAAACAAAGTATCGTTTTTGTGAACCATCAATGATTGTAACACCTCCTGAAAAAGAATTATCTATGCCTGATCCTGAAATCACAATTGACTTTTCAACTGAAGACTTTGGTGATATTATGCGAACAGCTGCTGTTCTTTCTTCTCCACAAATCGCTGTTGAATCTAATGGTTCTAAAGTTAGTTTAATTACATTAGATACAGCAAATGATTCTGCTCACACAAACACACTCGAAATTGGTTCTGGTGATGGAAAAGTTTACAGAATGATTTTTAAAACAGAAAATCTATCTAAAATTTTATCAGGTTCCTATACAGTGAACATTTCATCAAAAGGTATTGCTCACTTCAAAAACAAAGATGTTGATTTACAATATTGGATTACCACTGAACAAGGTTCTAAATTTGGAGCTTAATATGTCTTTTCAAATTTTTACAAATGCTTATAAAGGCAATTCAAGTGATTCAATTATAATTAACACCGACCATGTATTATCAGTCTATGAAGCAACATATCCAAATTCTGAAACAGGTGAAGATGAAAATGTTGTTAATTTATATACAGTAAATGGTAATACATATCAAGTCACCGAATCATTTGGTGAAGTTTTGAATAAGTTAAATGCTTAAATTTTATTATATTATGAGGTGTGTGAATGGAACATTTATTATGGACGGAGAAGTATCGTCCTAAAAAGATTAGTGACTGTATATTACCTGAACGGTTAAAAAAACCATTTCAGGAATATGTCAATCAATCTAATATACCAAATCTTTTATTATCTGGTGGCGCAGGTGTTGGTAAAACAACGGTTGCAAAAGCCATGTGTGAAGAAATTGGTTGTGACTATCTAGTTATTAATGGTTCAGATGAAAGTGGTATTGATACCTTTCGAACCAAAATTAAAAATTATGCTTCATCAATGTCACTCGCTGGTGGCAGAAAAGTCATTATCATCGATGAAGCAGATTATCTAAATCCAAACTCAACTCAACCCGCTCTTCGTAATGCGATTGAAGAATTTGCTGGTAATTGTTCTTTTATTTTTACTTGTAATTATAAGAATCGTATTATTGAACCGTTACACAGTCGTTGTGCCGTTGTAGAATTTTCATTGAAGTCAAATGAAAAGGCTGATATGGCAAAACAATTTATGGCTCGTGTTGTTGGTATCCTTGACAATGAAAAAGTAGAAGCGGACAAATCTGTTATTGCTGAGTTGATTAAAAAACATTTTCCAGATTTTCGTAGAGTTATCAATGAACTTCAAAGATATTCTCAGTTTGGAAAAATTGATACAGGTATCTTGGCACAAATTGGTAATATTCAGATTGATGAGATTACCAAATATCTAAAAGAAAAAAACTTTAATTCAATTCGTAAATGGGTTGGAACAAGTGATGTCGATGCCAATACTGTGTTTAGACAAATCTATGATGCCTTATATGATATGTTAAAACCAAATTCAATACCAAATGCCGTATTGATTATTGCTGACTATCAGTATAAAAATGCTTTTGTAGCTGATACTGAAATTAACTTGGTTGCTTGTTTGACTGAATTAATGGCAAACTGTGAGTTCAAATAAAAAGAAAAAACCTGATATGGTGGTGGATCATCCAGAAAGTATGATGTTCCCAACAAACATCGGTGCTCCAAACTTTTCACCGGTGCCTATCAAAAAAGAAAAGGATCATATGATTAACATGGCAAGAATGAATGCCAAACAAGAATATGATCGAATTATGGAACTCGTATCTGTCCTTAAAAAACAAGCAGATAATATTAAAAAAAGGTTAGAGATGACGGACTTAATTTATCAAGCAAAATATAATTTTAAAATAGTTCACGGTAAAACATATTGGTTAGTTGAAAACACCGATAAAAATATTACTGAACTTGTGATGCTAGGACCAAACGAATGGTCTGGAAAACATCCACCACATTATAAATATCTTGCGCCAGTTCGTTCACTTGGTGACCACACATGGGAAATAGTAGACGATGAGTAGCCCTTTTGATTATGTAAACCAAATTTTATATGGCAACAAGCAATTGATTGTCGATGAAATAACTGAACAAGGTTATAAACCTTTTTT